CATCTGCTAGTTTATAGGTAAATGTTTCATTGCAATTTTCATAGAGAAACTTAGCTGTTGGATCTGTGCGTAGATGATCCCAGTGTTTTTCTTCTAGGCTATCTAGGATACCTACACCTTCAAGTAAATCATAATAATAATGGAAGTAATAGATTGATCCGGGAGCACATTCGCACTCAGTCAAAGGAGCAATAAAATTTTTGTTTACTCTTAGATCATAGACCTTGCCTGTTTTACTGAAAATTGTCTTTTGGCTTTTAATCCAGGCATACGTCTGTTCTAGTCCGTACTCTAGTGTGTCGGCCGGAGCCCATCCACCAATTAACCCTTTAATTAAATTGTTGTCGCTGTTACGACCCATAACACCCTGCGGTCCCGGAATGTTTTTAATAGTAACATCTTTACCTGCCAGCTTGGCGATTAATAAAACTAGCTCGTTGATGCTGATCATTCTATCGCTGCCAAGATTAATTGGCATTTGACTGGCACAGGCCATCATCATGTGAATGCCTTTGATGCACTCATCTATGTACATGAAACTGCGAGTCTGATTGCCGGGGCCCCAAACTTCTACTTCGCCTGTGCTTTCAATTACCTTGCGGCATAATGCTGCTGGCGCTTTTTCTCTGCCATCGCACCAAGATCCTAACGGGCCAAATACATTGTGCAATCTAGCAATACGAACACGGAATCCATAGTTGCGTCCGTAACTCAAGTATAAGCGTTCACTGAATAGTTTTTCCCAACCATACTCGCTGTCTGGTTCTGCTGGATATGCACTGTCTTCACTGCATTTAGGATTATCCGGATCTAGTTGATTATATTCCGGATACACGCAGGCGCTACTGGTATAGAATACATTCTTAATTCCTTTCTTAACCATCTCGTTGAGAATATTGAGATTGATAGTAGCACTGTTATGCATGATGTCAGCATCATTATCACCTGTACTGATAAATCCTGCACCGCCCATGTCTGCGGCTAGTTGATATATTTCATCTAGGTCGCTGGTAACAATCTTAGCCACTAGGTCCTGATTTCTTAAATCAACTATGTGAAATTCGTCTGCATCAGTTTTAGAATACAAGGGATATTTTAAATCAACACCAACAACATAGTGTCCTTGACTTTTTAAACTGGTAACCAAGTGCGTTCCAATAAAGCCGCCTGCTCCGCATACTAATATCTTTTTATGTTCCATATTTTTCCACTAAATTATCTATTTCAATATCTTGCATTGTATTTAAATGATTGACATTATAGTCAACAATGTCTTTAACTTTAACGGTAAACTCTATTTGTTGTTGTTCTGTCCATGTAGCAATATATTCTATCACTGACATTATATTATTAAAACGCTGTTTGTCGTTTAGTTCTAGATCGTAGGTTTCGTCCCAGAATTCACTAAATGTTTTAAATCCCATGTCCTTAATATGCTGCAAACTTCCGGCAGCACCTAACAATATAAAGGGCTGCATAAATGCTATAGGCTTATAGGTCTTTTCAGTTATGTGAATAATGTTACTAAAGAAATAGGTTTCTGTAACAATGTTGACTAGAGAATTGTCATAAAGATGCTTAACTGGGTCAACACTTGTCTCCATTGGGTAGTTAGAGAAATTAGGATTGTCTAATATCAAAGGCAATAGTTTATCCGCAGCCAATACATCAGTACTAGCTAATCCCATGTCGGAAAATCTACTTATTAAGTATTTGCAATTTTCAACAAAGGATCTATCGGCTTCGGGCTGAGTTTTATCCATGCTATAATAACACTGATCAATCAAACCACGCTGTACCATTGCTAGATATAACATCAATCTGTGATCATTGTATCGTCTATTAAAACACAGAAATGTTTTTTTGCGAGTGCCCGGTTGATATGTTGACTTTACAGACTCTGTAATTGCCTGTTTAACATTACACTTATCAATTCTAAACACTGGAAAATATTCCATTTGCATTTCGGGCAACTTGTGATTACGCTTACAGTAATCTTCGTATACTTCCTTACCGTTATAACAGTTGGTCATATAGATTATCTGCGTTAATGGTAATCCTTTGGATGTAAAGTAATTTGACAAGTGGTTTAAAAACTCGTCATCCATATATCCTTCATAGAACAAGGTCACTAGAAAATAAGCTGTCTTGTTTTTCACCCTGTTTAGTACTTCGGTATCAATTTGGTTGTCATCAAAGAATCCGTCTGCACTGTGAAAATTATGTAGCTTGTCTCTATAATGAAAGTTAGCCCAGTTTAATTCATACAAAAATATTTCTGTAGAAAGTTTGTATGTAGGTATTATCCTAGAGTCCACGATCCTGGAATGAAAATGCGGCTTCTGAAACAGGTCGCCTTTTATTTGCGGGAAATGATAGTCTACTGATGCTGTCATAAGATCAGCAATAGTAGGCATTCTATTATTTGTTAATGGACCATTAGGGCCAATCCATTCGTAGGCTAAATTAATTTTCTTACTCATCTTTGCAACTGTTATAAAAATTTACCATTGTAGGAAATGTGTTAACAAAGTCTACTGATCTCCTGCGATCATATTCAGTAAACCAATTGTAAAAATCTTTACGACCTTCTTTGAGCTTGTCGTCACTATAAACTGTAGACTCCATATAATCAACTACACGCCTAAACTTTTCGTATTCTAAACTACTAAATTTTTCAACATTTTTATCATCAACATTCTTTTTAATAAATTGTAAATGACTATACATATAAGGCATAAATTCATCTTTAGGTAAGATATTCATGTCATACTGCAATGGCTCTTTTAAGTACGGAGTATCAAATCTAACCTTATGTTCGGTAACAAATTTATATTTTTTACGCCATTCTAATATTTTTTCTAATAGACTTTGAAAAGTAGTCACTGACAAAATATTAAAAGTGATCATGAATGTAATCGGTAATTTTGTTTCTGACATATACTTGTCAAAGTTTCTTTCCCATACTTCTAGATCGAGCCCGGTTCTAATATATTCAGCAGGAGCTCCCCAGGTATCAATACTGGTAAACATTTTAAAACTTTTGATCTTATTTTCTTCTATTAGTTTGTTTACACGCTCTACTAGTCTATCGATTAAAACAGGCTTTACTCCAAAATTACTATTGATGTTTAATTCTAAATTAGGCAACGGATTTTTGTCAAGGTCCTCTAACAGGCGCCATGTGCTAGATTGTAGCAACGGCTCTCCTCCAGTAATTCGTAATATGTTTAAAGTTTTGCTAACTTCGGGCCACCAACGCCACCATGCTTCTACATAGGGATTAGTTTCTTCTTCATAGACTTTAAACCAATCTATGTCATTGCGGTGATTTTTAACTGTGGTATACGGTCCAAAGTCTTTGATTTCTTTGTGATATGCGCTACTGTGTTTAGGATGGCAATATCCGCATTTAAAATTGCACTCATTGCCAAAACTAATTTCAATATATTCGGGATTTATATTTTGATCCCAAGCACCTTTTTTAATCTGCAGATATCTTTCAGGAGTGTATATAGAAACATTTCTTTCTTTACGATCACTAACATAATCCTCCCCCATGTTTTCAATATTCCAACAATACTGACATCCACTAGGCTTGCCACCATTTAACATTTCCAGTCGTTCTAATTTCTTTTGGCCAGTGTTATGTAATGCACCAGGATCGATAATAACTTCGTCTAATGGAATTTTATGCGGGCGAGGATGATAGCAACTGTGTGTTTCTCCGGTCTGTAAATAAATTGTAGTATGGTGCCATTTGGCCATGCAAAAAGTAGGACTAATTGCATCCATTATTGGAATAAATCGCTTGATCTTATCTACATTAGCCTTCATTTCGATTTTTCCATTTTAGATAACTAGATTCCCATTGTAAATATATTTCATATATCCATTCGAAATCGTTTATCATTGCTAACTTTTCTTTGTTAGAAATATATTTCATTCCGTATTTGTAACCAAGTCTTGCACCGCCCAACGCATATTCACCAAACGGTCTATCTTTACCTGTTCTGCACCATCTACGAAGACGATCTTCAGTTTCTATTTGATAATCTTTATCTATTACTTTACTGGTTAGTTTTACACATTCTCTAAATGCACTCTTCCATGTGTTAAATTCATCAGTATTGAATGCGGTAATGTTGCTGATTTTATTAATCACTTTAAACTTTTTACTAATACTAGTTGTCATGTCCACTGATTCAGTATTCATGTCTAAAGTTAATTTTGTTGGTAGTAATTTTACTCCGCCATATCCATATACAAGATCATTGATAGGGTTTTGACTGGACCAAACATGCACTGTTGAAATTTGTTCTAGTCTATTACCGGCATCGTAATGCGGAAAATAATCTATTTCAAAATTAAAATCGTCTACAAGTTCAGCATCAGCATCCACTACCCAAAACATTTCCGTAGTCGCTAATTTTGCGGCTGCTATATGAGCGTTATGTATACCTTTTACTCCGTGTACACGTTTAGCGTCTGGTCTTTTTAGTTTTAGATTTTCAAAGTTCTTATCAGCATTAGGTTCATTATAGCTAATAAACACAACATCGTAGGGCTTCGGTTTACTTGCAACAATGTCGCATTCTTTCTTTTCTATAGGAAATCTATACTTAAATTCTTTTTCGGTAATAGGAGTGTTTTTAGAATACAATGATATTCCGTCATTCCATTTGTTATTTTTAAATGTGTGAGTTATATTTCTGTGAAACTGATCGTAAACTGGTACATAATAATCAGTAAATTTAAAATCATTAGATATAACAATATCATCTCTAACTACCCAAAACATATCTGTTTTAGAAGTAGTTAGTGCATCTGTGTACTGTTCATAGGTATCTATATAAAAAATTTCAAAAGGCTTAGGGTTTGATGCAAGAATATTGCATTCTTTTCTATTAATGGGAAATCTATACTTAAATTCTTTTTCTGTTAGGCTATGATGTTTTCCTATTAGTATAACTCCGTCGTATATTTCTCCATTTTTAAAAACATGAACATACTCTTCGTCCCATTTTTCTACACGATATTCGAAATCAAAGTCGTTAACGATTACAACATCATCCCAGACTAACCAAAAGAATTTTGTAAATGTTTTTTTCTTAATGTCGTCAATAGACTTTACATTTTCAATTTTTTGAGCAGAAGGAAAACGACTACGAAACTGTTGCCAATCGGAGTCGTTAATTTTTTCTTTGCTTACATAAAAAATGTCGTAAATCATCTTAAGTATGTGTTAGTAAGTTTAATTGTTTCTTCGTACAAGTCTAGTGTATATTTGCTTTGTTTAGAGTCTAGATAGGGATAATCAAATCCCATTCCTCGCTTAATTTGTTCTCCTAGATCCTGTATATCATGTTCTAGATTATCATGGTTGACATTTTCATTGTAGATGTTTTTTAAGATTTCAAAGTCTCGAACATCAACATAGTTCCAATTGGTGCAGTTGGTCATCCATTGTCCTAGTCTTGCTCCGTGAATAGCATATAAACCGTTTTCTTCGTGTGCGCCAACAGTGCTCCAAACTTTAAGTCTATGTAGATTATGCCACCAGATGCGTTTTTTAATTTCATCTGCCGGAATACGAACTCCATCAAGCAGAGTCATTTTGACGCCTTCGCGGAATCCTGCTCGCCATGCCTGAAACTGACTACCTGTAATAACTGTTTCACTGTAACATTCAGCAAACTGCTTGTAACCATCTTCCCAACAAAAGTCTACTTGCGCACGATCGTTATCACTGGCTTCGTGGCTCTTCATGTTGAGGATGAAATCTTTGCGCCAAATCTTTAGGCCACCGTTACCGTATAGTAATCCGTTGATACGATTTCTAGCCAACCAACTATAGACCTGTATGTCTTTATTATTAGGATCAAATCCTAGATTAAAAAATCTGTTGTCAATGATATTGTCTGCGTCTACAGTAATGACCCAGTCTGTTTCGCTAAGTTCTGCTGCGGCTTTATGTGCGGCATCGCTGCCTTTGACTCCGTGTACTCGCTTGGCCCAAGGTACCTTGTTGCATAGGTCAGCATAGTGTTGATCAGCATTGGGCTCATCATAACTTAAAAAAACAATATCAAGCTCTAGTGTCTTCATAGGTATACTTGTCAAAAATTCGTCGTGTATAAATGCTAAACTTCTCTGGAAGTGCCAATGTAAATCTCTGTGGATACTTTACCAGTTCGTTGACATTAAAGCTGATCATTTCTTTCAGCACATTAGGGTCGTTGTATTCTGTTATTAAAAATACCATGTCTTGATCGCCCTGCCATTCAATAGATTTCAATAGAGGATTGATCTTGAATGTTAATAGAGTGTCTGTTCTAGCATATTCTATGCTAACGTCGGGTTTAGAAATCTTACTCCATTTTTTATCAATAACTCTATGTAACACATCGTCTATTTTACTAAGTCCTGTTATACTGGCAAGATTTACTTTTATAACTCTACCGGATACAACATCCACTTTGTAATGCCGTAGGGTTTCACCGCGATCGTATATACCTAACGCAACATCAAGATCAACCTGTATTTTGTTTTTAATATGATCAACAGCCGGGCCTGGATGCAATGCTATGACATTTCCGTCAGCGTCGAACTCAAAGAAATAAGTTTCTTCGGGAACTTTTACAGTTTTAATCCACTCGTCAAAGGGAGCAAGGTCTAGTTTTTCTTCCATGCTATCTCCTCTAACATACTTACTAGTTCATCTGTGACGATATCTTTTTCAACATAATGCACAATGTCAGTCTGCTGATAATTTCCAATCTTTAAGCTGCCGTCACCTTTGAGATAAAATCCTGCTTGATCAGTTACTCGATCTGCATCCCAAGGCCAATTCTGTACTCGAGGCTTAAGGTGTACCACTCTAGGAAAATCCAGAGGGTAAGCTATTTCACTGTCAATGTCCAGCAGCTTTGCCGCTAATGCAAACGCTTCATCTGTGCCTATGACCTTAGGCACATGATTGCTTAGATACAAATTTTTAAATTCCTGTGGATTGATAAAGATCTGTCGTGCAAGTTCAAAGAACTCTTTACCACAGTCTTTCTTGAAGAATGTCCACATTGAATACAGATTAGGCAAATCGTTTTTGGTAAAGGCTTTACGTTAAGCATCACTGGTAACTACTTCACCTCTAAATGTGAACGCACGATTGGCCACATATAGGTCAGTGTTTTCTATAAAGTAATCAATCCAATGACTGTAATCTCTAAGGAACAGCATGTCTGCATCTAGGCAAACTGTGTGTTCCCAAGGTGTAACTTGATCCATCCAACTACGACCGTCCCAAAACTTTTGTTCAGGCCATTCTATAACTTTATCAAACACCCAAGGACTAGCTAAACTATCAACTAGTGTTTTGTCATTGATCACTAGTGCTACTCGATCGTATCCTGGCTTCTGTGTATTCTTAATACTCAGTGCTAGAGCATAGGCCAACTTGAGATAGTCTATGTCAGGATGGGCTGCTACAAATATTAGGTATCCAAAGTTCATATTAACTCCAGAAGACTGTCTGCGTTTCTGATTATGCTTTGTTTATTCATAATATGAACATCAGTACCCTTGGTTGTAGCAGCCCAAAAACCTGCAACATCATTAGGTTGGCTGACTAGAAATGTCAGTCTATCTTTTTCAACGCTGTGTAGTATGTCTTTGTCAAACACTGTAAGAATGGGTGGTAATGTATAAGCAAACTCAGTTTCAAATCCATTCATGATGTGCTTGGCAACACTGAAGGCAATGTCATTTCTAAACTGCTTAGGATTGAAACGAAATAGATCTGCATAGTAGACATAGTTGTCTTTGACAAAATCTACCAGTTTAAAAAAGAATTCACTTTCTGCACTCTTGTCAAACATCACTGTGGTAGCCCAGAACATGTGTACTCCGGTTTCGCTTACACGACTATCTAGAATACCGCCACGCTCTCCAGTAAGGTCCGTCATACTGTGTCCCATCATCACTGGGGCATCCACTGACCAATACTCATTTAACTTGTTGGAGAAGATTAGATAGTCGCTGTCTATCAGCAGGGTTTGATCATAAGGGCTAAGTTCCCATACACTGTATCTATTTGAATTTACAAATGGAATAACTTTGCTTTCAAATCCATCGTGCAGATTTCTCACATTCTTGGTGTAAGGTCGAGCCACTTCTATAATTTGATCAAAGATTTCTTGTGCCTTGATTAGTGTGCCAGACTCTCTTAGCCAATCTAGTGTTCCGGGATCTGTGACCAAACTTACAGGAACACTAAGATTCTTCTTGGCCAGTCCGCCTGCGATTGTGGCCATTAGACCATAATCAATATCAGGGCTGTTGTGGGCAAATATTAGTACGCCTCGAGTCATACATCCAATAACTTTTCAACTGTTCTACTAGATTTAATCTTTTGATAATCTTCATAGTATTCGTAGGTAGCAGTAAAGTACCGGTCTATGATTTCATCTTTAAAAGAGTGTAGGTCAGCTACAAGTACTGGATTTCCATTTTCGTCAATAAAGGGCACATTTTCAACCCGTCCCTGATCAATCAGCATCTGCACAAATACAATAAGCTCACGATTGATTTTGAATAGTCCGCCAGCATGACCGTAAGTTAGCTTTGCAGCAATTTTTTCTTTAAGGGTTTTTCTCTGGATGGCGAGAGTCTGGCGATAATTAGCAAACTCAAGAGCCTTAGATAATCTGTCGTCCATTTAGTCTCCGAATAAACATAGCTGTTTATTTACCAGCTAGGTTAGGAGTCCAAAATATTATCCGCCTATTATTGAGCCTGCGTTAGAAGTAACTTCTCTATAGCTAGTCCAAGTACCGCTAGGAGTAAGAGCATGACCGCCTGTGGGATAGGTGATTTCAACTGAGTAGCTTAATGTTCCATCAACAATATCTTCTGGTAAGGGTGCCGCACCAGGCATTGGATCGACATAGGGATCAGACCAATTTAAATTAAAAAGAAATATGTTGGCGCCGCCAGAAGCATTATTTACATTTGTTGCTGCTTCTATTCTATAAGTATTAGATGCGTACGGAGCACTAGAACTAATGCTATACAATGTTACTCCCACATTACTCCATCCATAAACAGCACTACCACCAAATTCCTGTGTACCGGCGGACGATAGTAAACTACTCCAAGAAGTGTTTTGTGCTGATGCAGCACCACCTGTTCTTGAACTAGCAAATCTAATTCTACCACCACCGTTCCAAAAATACCTTGCTTGATCTGCACTTGAAAAGATCATTTGAAACAGTCCACTAACACTACTTGCCCAAGAACTTGTTCTAGAGTTGCCACCTGCTGAGACTGTTGTTTTTCTAGAACTGTGACAATTAAATCTATCACTGTCAACTGTAGCTGCATATGGTAAAAATGCATCAGGGTCTGTTGAATTAATTAGTTGGCCGGATACATT